ACTACAAGTGGAACAACAGGAGCTATTCAGCTTAACTGCTCCAACAACAATCACGGAGTTAAAATTCAGTCTCCTGCACATAGTGCCGCAGCAGATTACACGTTAACCCTGCCAACAGATGTCGGAACAAGCGGGCAAGTATTATCAACTGATGGCAGCTCATCTGGCACAGCAGCATTAAGCTGGGTGGATAATCCTGACACAACCTACTCCAATTTTGTAGGCGATGATGGGTCTGAAGGAGGCACTGGAACAGCCGGTCTAGTACCCGCCCCGGCGGATGGCACTGCGGCGGCTGGCAAGTATCTGAAGGCGGACGGCACTTGGGCTACTCCTCCGGATACTACCTACTCAGACTTCGGCGGAGCAAATGGATCAAGCGCGGGGAGTGCGGGCCTTGTACCTCAACCCGGTGCGTCTGATAATGTAAAATATCTGAAGGGTGATGGCACTTGGGCTGACGCAGCAACCGTTACCAGCATTGGCTCAACCGCAAACGGCGGATTAAAAACTAACATCGCCGCTGGTGCTGCAATCACGACCAGCGGCACGTTGGGTCTGGATGTCAACTCACTCAGCAGCGACACCTACACATCATCGAGCAGTACGAGCGATTCAAGCGGCTGGGATGAAGGCAATGAGATTGTCGTGGCGGCTGCTAGTGATTCCAATAACACCAAGAAGATCAAAATGCCGTGCGAAATCGGCATTGCGTGCAGCGATGAATCTACTGAGATGTCTACTGGTGATCTGACCACCATTATGATTCCGCGAGGCATGACGCTAACCGAGGTTAAAGCATCACTTACTACGGCCTCCACTTCAGCCGATGTGGAAGTAGATTTACTGTATAAAGCTTCTGGCAGTGATACTGCTAATTCAATCTTTGAAACGTCGACTTACCTCACAATGGCGTCTGGGGAGTACACATATTCTATGACCGGATTTTACGATAACGATTCAGGCAGCAGTGTCGATGTTTTTGATTTAGCAGAAGACTCGTTTATCACGGTGAACCTTAACAACTCAGACAGCGATGCCCGTGGGTTGAAAGTTTGGTTACTCGGTTACTGGAGTTAAAATGGCGAACATCATCAATCCATATCGGTTTGGTTCAGGCGGTGGCGGCGGTGGCTCTGATTATGTGACCATTTCCACATCAGCCACTATTAATGAAGACGGTAGCGATTCCGATTACAACTACATCGAGTTTGATTCCACAACCACTGGCGCATTTGAAGTCACAGATGCTGGCAGTTCGTCTGGGAGCGATTCGATTGAGCTTTATGTAATTGGCGGCGGTGGCGGCGGTGGCGCACAAACCCATTCCTCTAATGTGGGCACAGGCGGCGGTGCAGGAGCCGGAGGGTTTTTGCGTCACACTACCTTTACGAACGGATTATCTTTAGCTGGCACTTACGATGTAACGATTGGCGCAGGCGGCGGGGGAGGAAGCTCTAATAGCACTTATCAGACTAACGGCTCGGATTCTTATGTTAACAAGCAGAGTCCGACTGAACGAAGCATTGATATTGCGTCTGGTGATTATTTTAGTGCTGACGCATCAAGCAACTTTGATTTCGGAACAGGCGATTACACAATTGAGTTCTGGATGAAAACAGACCTTTCAGTTAATACGTCTAGCTGGCAAATGCCCTGTCGTGTAGGATCAATGCAGTTTTTCGTGGGTACAGGTAGTGGATACCTTTATCCGTACTGGGGCGGATCGGCTCTTTTCTCCAGTGGTAATGGTTTTATTACGAGTAATGTTTGGCAGCATATTGCCCTAACTAGAGCAAGTGGTACAACTCGTTTATATATCAACGGAGTCAATAAAGGTAGCACAACCACATCAATGGACTTTGGCACTTCTGGGTCTAATTATGCTCGGTTTGGATACAACCAATATTCAACGAGTTCATTCTACTCAATGGCTGGAAGGTTTGCTGGCATTAGGATTTACAAAGGCACTGCAAAGTACACAGGTACTTCTAGTTTTAACCCTTACATAGAAAAGCCCGAAAAAGAAACTAACGTCACTCTTTTAATAAATCCAGACTCCAGCCAATCGGACATCACCGACTCTTCTGACGGGAGTAACTCCTTCACAGATAACATTACTTGGTCAAGTGATCTGGAAACCGATGTTCCGTTTATGCGCGGTTTTGGGGGCGGTTGCTCGGCTTCTTACTACGCGGTATATGCTGGGCAGGGCGGTTCTGGCGGTGGTGGAGCTTATTCCCCCAATGTTGGCGCGTTGGGTGTGATGGGGCAGGGGAACAGCGGTGGCACTGGTAATGGTAGTTCGCCTTACCAAAGCGGCGGCGGCGGCGGTGCTGGCGGCAGTGGAAGCAGCGGTTCTTCTGGTGGTGATGGCGGTGATGGTTGGTCTGATAACGGTGGCTCTGGATGGATGAATGAAAACGATCTTGGCCCAGATGGAGACGGATTTTTTGCTGGTGGCGGCGGTGGGGGAAAAGCTTCCTCTTCAGGTGGTAGCGGGGGCGGCGGTGCTGGCGGGCTTACCAGCTCAGATGACGGGACTGATGGGGCAGCAAACTCCGGTGGTGGAGGTGGTGGAGCAGGAAAAAGTAATTATTACTATTCTGGCTCTGGTGGTGCGGGTGGCTCTGGTAAGGTCATTGTCCGGTGGAAAAATCCTAATCAATAAATGGCACACTTTGCAGAAATTAATAGTGAAGGCGTAGTTGGCAGAGTTTTAGTGCTGTCCAACGATGTTATCACTCGTGATGGCGAGGAGGTTGAGTCGGTCGGTGTTGAGTATCTTCAGGGAATGTTTCCCAACACCAACTGGGTTCAGACCAGCTACAATAACAACTTCCGCAAACGCTACGCTGGGATGGGCTACACCTACGACTCAGCCCGCGACGCATTCTTGCCGCCCCAACCTTACCCGTCTTGGACTTTATCAGAAGAAAATCTGGATTGGGTTTGCCCTAAACCAATGCCCGAACAGGAGGCTGAATTGGGCGAGGAAGGCTTTATCCATTATGCGTGGAATGAGTCTGCTGGGGAATGGCAGGAAGTGCCGGAGCGACCCGAAGGACATTGGTGGTCTGAGGAAGATTGGTCGTGGTATCCGCCAATGCCGAATGACGGTCAGCATTATGTGTGGAACAACGAAACCAAAGAATGGGACGTGGATAATTCCGCGCCGGGTGGAGGAGAGTAAAAATGGCGAATAAAAAGAAGAAATCTAAAAAAGGTAAAAAGGGCGGATATGGCTATTAAAAGAAAAGCACTAACAGCACGCCAACAGGCTACGTTAAAGCGTCACTCAGCTCATCACACTTCCAAACATATGGCAGAGATGCGGAAGTCAATGAAGGCGGGTAAGACCTTTGGTCAGGCCCATAAGGCTGCAATGAAGAAGGTAGGTAAGTAGTGCCTAAATCAATCGCCAGAACCACCAAGGGGAAGGGCGCTAACTATCGCCCCACCAAGTCAGGTGCTGGAATGACTCGGAAGGGCGTGGCGGCATATCGAAAGGCCAATCCTGGGTCAAAGCTAAAAACTGCGGTTACTGGGAAGGTTAAGGCTGGATCTAAAGCCGCCAAACGCCGGAAATCTTATTGTGCTAGGTCTGCCGGACAAGCGAAGAAATTTCCAAAAGCAGCAAAAAACCCCAACTCGCGGCTCAATCAGGCTCGCAGAAGATGGAAGTGTTAAAATGAAAAAAGGATTATACGCAAACATCCACGCAAAACGTAAACGAATAAAAGCTGGATCTGGAGAGAAGATGAGAAAGCCCGGAACTAAAGGTGCGCCAACTAGGGCTGCATTTAAGGCGTCAGCAAAAACCGCAAGAAAGAGGAAATGATGGCAGAGTACGACCCTAATTCGTTATCGGCGCAACTGGCTCGGATTGAGTCCCGGCAGATAGCAATCGCTGACCGGCTTGATGAAATTGCGGAACGAATGAACAACCATTCGCAAAGGATAAAATTCTTAGAGGAGTTTCGTTGGAAAATTGTAGGGGCCGTTTCGCTTTCATCGGCGGGGGCGGCGGCTGCGTTTTCCAAGCTATTCGGCGGAGAATAAATTTGGCGTGGAACAAAAAACAGACATGAAAAAACCTGGATACAAAACAACCGAGTTCTGGATGAGTTCGGTGGCAATGCTAATCGGCCTTGCCTATGGAAGCGGTCTTATTACTGAGGCCGGGACATCTGGCATAGAGAAGTCAGTGGCATTTATTGCATCAGCACTGGCGGCGCTTGGATATAGCGCAAGCCGGGGCAACGTGAAAGCGGCTGAAATTGAGAGCAATAAATGATCACCGAAGTGTTAGCCGCATTGAGGGCACTCCCTGCCATTGCGGATGCCCTCAATGCGCTGACGGATGCGACAACTGCTGCTGCTGCAAGTGCCAGGCGTGAGGAAAAGGATGAAAATATTGACGATCTTATTGCTGCTGCTCGCCAGCGCCGTTTGGAGCGGATGTCTGAGCCAGAAGTTGATGGGGTTCGAGGAAGCGACCCTAGCGGACCCGGAGGGGTTCGAGGCAGCAGTGGCGACGGATGAGGGTGCGCGGTTTGTGAAGAGTTTGGGTTTACTAATTAACAAGTACGAAGAGATTTTAGAGAAGGGAAACTAGGATGCCAGATATCACAAAAGGAAAAACATTTTCGAGCGGCGACACTGTAACGGCGGCAGACCTTAATTCACTGCTGGATGATGCGGTGATTAATAACAATGCGATCACAACCGCGAAACTTGATGATTCGGCATGCACTACCGCTAAAATTCCTGATGATAATGTTACCTACGCCAAAATCCAAAACGTGGCTACTGCCAACAGGGTTCTGGGTAGTACATCCGCTGACGGTGTAATTTCTGAAATCCAGGTCGCTACAGACATGATTGCGGATAATGCTGTGACTGCCGCAAAGCTGGCGGTTGGCGCAGCACTTCCAACTGGGTCGATTACCCAATACGCTGGATCATCTGCACCTGACGGGTGGTTGTTGGCAAACGGCGATGCCACCCTAAACACGTTCACCTACAAAGACCTTCATGCTGTAATCTCAAACACCTACGGAGGAACTGCATACGAGGCTGGGGTAACAGATCAGGATGGGGTTTCCACCACGTTTACTTTGCCAGACTTGAGGGGCCGAATCCCTGTTGGCGTAGGTCAGCAAACAAGCGGCAAGTGGGATTCTGCGGAAGAGGACTATTCTGGTTCCGGCACTAACTTTGCTTTAGCGGCAACTGGAGGCACTGAAGATCATAAGTTATTAGAAGCTGAAATCCCTTCGCACGATCACGGAATGCCTACGACCACAGATGGAATGCGAACGACTACTAACACATCAGGAGGTAACAATGACAACGCCACCAGCGGCGGCGGATATGTAGGCAAGGAAACTTTCACGGCATTCGGTGGAACCTCTACACACAACAATCTGCAACCGTACATTGCGTTGAATTACATTATTAAAACCTGATGACTAAATCGGCAATAGCACAATTTGTGGCGGATAAACTCCAGAAGAGTGACGCGGGTTCGCTGGCTCTTTTGAAGAGTTTTATTGATCGCCGTTATGAGATGATTTGGGACTCCGGGCTTTGGCGCGAAACGCTGGGGACCACGAGCTACTCAGTAGCCGCCGACACTAGCGAGGTCACCCTTAATAGTGCCGTGCGCTTTGCTGTGGCAGTAGCCTGGGATGATAACGAAATATCATCCATGGACTACGAGACGGTGTTTCAGATTAACCCGGCACTGTTTGATGAGTCCGGTTCACCGACAAGTTTTATCACGCTGCCAAACGATTCCAGCGGCAACGCAGTGATCCGTTTGATCCGAAAGCCTGACAAAGCCAAGACACTGCTGGTGCTGGGCAAGTTGAAGCTCACTGCCTTAACAGATTCTGATTCTCCGAAAATTAACGGCATTGATAATGCACTACTGGCCTATGTGGAGGGAGACATGCTTGAACACATGCGGCAGTACGGCAAGGCACAGGTGAAGCAGCAGGAAGCTGCTGGCGCCATGATGTTGATGCGGGATCTTGAATCGGCGCAATCGGCAAAGATTGCCCGTCTGATTCCGGAAGTACCAAACGTGTGGGACGTAAATGATTTTGACTGATGCCTGTAGTATACAATGACAGTTTAGATGACCAGATGGCGTTTGACGCCGTTCAGTCCTTTGTTGGGGGACAGGTTAGCAACGTGCGTTCTAACCTAATCGGGCCGACTCAGTATTCTGAGGGGGTCAATGTGGACATTGATCGGTTTGGTGGAATTATTACCAGGCGCGGTTTGGATGATGATTACGGGACATTACCAAACACAAATTCCTACAACTGGAATGAAGCTACAAACAACTGGGAGACTTATACCTCAACATGGAACGCCGACCCGGAGCGTGTTGATTCGGTTTTCTATTTTGATACGCCCAGCCTTGAGCAGTTGCTGGCTGTAGCTGACCAGAAGGTTTACAAGAACACTGGCGGAACAACTTGGACTGAGGTCACGGGCTACACACCGGCAGATGGCGCCAACGTGGAAATGGCGCAGCTAACCGATAAGGTTTATCTGACGGACGGAACCAATAATGTACGGAGTTACGATGGATCGACATTCACCAACGAATCGACGGGAACGGGAAACCCGCCGATCTGCAAATATCTCAAAACGCATACTAATAGGCTTTTCGCTGCCGGGGTCTCGGCAGTGCCGGATGCTTTATACGCCAGCGACCTGCTTGGTGGTTCCACCTGGGATAACATCAACAACCAGAT